ATACTTAGTGCAGTTGATTTTGAATGGTGTACCTTCTGGTTTCTCAGGCACATTTGGTAGCGTTGCACAGTCTGGTACTAACACAGACTCTATCTCACAAATAGCGGTTAACACCACAAACACAATCACCATCTCTGGCGGTACATCTATAGCAGCGTTCTACAGCAACACAGGCGGTCAAACAACTTATGACTTATCTGCTATTGCAGCTATTGGTAATGCAGCTCTTGGTGGTGGAACATCTAATACTGTTCCAACATCACAAGCTAACTTCTACCCTGATGGCCCTGATATTCTGTATGTGGTTGCAAGCGCAGCAATCGCTGGTTCGAGTAATACAATTCTTGCTCGGTTAAACTGGGTTGAGTCTCAGGCTTAATTTGTAGTTCTCGGAGTGCTGCGTTGTATCCTGCAACGTATGCCTCCGTCACGACACGTCTAAAATCCTCAAGACATACTGATTGTTCTTGGCTGATTTCCTCCAGCCCCAGATTTGTATTCTCCATCCCGCCTCCCTTACTTTTGGCAGCAACTCGCTTGCCATAATCTTTTTTAAACGCTCAGAAACCCCGCTTGCAGTTGCCTGAATAGCGAGGGTTTCATCCCTTTTGATTGCCAGAATGTCAATAAACCCAAATAGGTCTTGACGTATTCTGGCGTGTGGATTCCACTTTTCCACAATAGCAACTGTGTAGCCCTGCTCTCGCAGGACTTCCAAAGTGCGACTAGTAGGAGACTGCTTCAAAAGGGCACGTCCTCGTCACCATGATCGTGTTGAGAGTGTGGTCTTGGGGGCGCAGGTCTTCTGTAGGTAACCTCTGTGGGCTGATCCTTTTGCAGATTCATTTTCTTTGAATAGTTGTCTTCCCGCAGGGATAACAAAGTAGTACCCATTCTGGTTTGCTTTTCCCAGATTCCAAACTTGAGTTTTTCTCCTGCCTTGTAATCCATTTCCAAAGTGATAAAACCTTGGAAGTCTGGTGCTTTTTCGCTACGTCTTTTTTCTGGTGGTTCATAATAAGCTACTCCTGTACCGGGTTTTGGAATGTGTTCGTTTGCCATTTTATGCCTTGATTGTGTTGAGGTTAAAGTTGTCTGCCATGACTGTTTGGTAGTCAAATTGTTTACCAAAGCAATCTCTAAAAAAGACTTCATCGCTTGAGAATCCTTCTACAACGCTATCGTATATAAATACTTTACGTGGGATGGACATTTGGTTTCTGAGGAACTGCTGACCTTTTGGAGTGATCTGCCATAGCCCAGAACCCTTGGTCTTATCGTCTTTGCTATCAGCTTTGACAGTAAGACCCCAATGAGACAGTAATGAGTATTTACCCTTAACCATCCATGCCGGAGCTTTCTTGACGTTGACATAGCCTTGATCGTCTACGGGTTGTCGAGAGATCCAAAGAAGTGATAAGGCCATAGTCTCTATAAACCCATGAGCATTGATCTTGCCCCATCTGTCGCAACAAGGGCATCTACCTCCCTCATGCTCTATGGTCATGCGCCAGTTGTATCTGAGTTGGTCAAGGAAGTCTTTCTGAGTTTCAAATAGGTCTTTAAATCTCATTTGTCACCTCCCTAGCACCTTGCAGCATCTCAGCGTTGACTACTTGCAGGGCTTGCATCCTAGTCTCTTTAGCCTCATCATCGAGCTTGGTAGAGTTCTGAATCTTGGCAAGCATGGAATTGAATCCATCAAACCATTCCTCTTTTGTTTCATAGGCTGCGTATGGTTCGTCTTGGTTGGGAATCCAGAGTTTATAAGGGAAAGTCACTACAAGTTCGTCTACCTTAGGGATAACAACTTCTGCCTCGAAAGTGACAGGTTCTTTTAGTTTAGGAAACTCTTGGACTTCCTCGACTGAGTAATGACCCAGAATACATGCCGGGAATACGGAACGAACCCCCCGTGATACTGCCCGTGATCTCAGCATATCTTCTGGATACTTAGTCCAACCGCTACCCTCTCGGTATAGACCTGCTTGCTTTGCCATCTCGATAGTCCACTCAACTGTGAGAGAACCACCTTGGGGATGACTAAAAATGCCCTGCACACGTTTTGTTGACATTTCCTGCCACTCTACCTTACCCCCAGCTTGCTGAAACCTTGCAAGCATTGCTTGTGATTTTAATGCTGGACGGCCTTGGATAATGTCGTACTCTTGCACAACTGTGGCTGGGTGTTTGTTTTCGGCTTGGGCTACAAGCATAACTGCCATGACCTGCTCTTTGGTCTTAAAACCATAAAAGCCTGACTTGACAATGCTGTCTGCCATTACCGCCATATCTGAAACAGGAACTAAATTACTCATGAGAACTTCTCCAAAATAGTTATTAAGGTATCAATTACTGACGAAACAGTCATAATATATATCGCTATATCGCTATTGCTCATTTGACTAAGAACCTCCGAGAACCGGGTTTTTCAATCAAAAACTTGTCGTAAAGGTCTGGCATAGCGGACTGAAAGATCTTAGAGTCAAACCCTTTTGTGGTCTTGGATGACTTCCAAGTTGCAAGTGTGCTGCCATCAATTGATACCAAGTTAGCGTTGTTTTCCATGTAACCTTGAATCATGGTGACATACTGAACCTCTTGCTCCTCCAGCTCCTTAATCTTGTTCTTGATCTGCTTAAGAACCTGACAGGCTTGTTCAACACTCTGAGATGCCATCTTGGTTGATTCTTGGCTGACCGGGTAGAGTAGCCTTGCTTGTTCGCTATCCTCAGGAGGTAGAGTCTCTTGGTTTTGAACCTTAGTCCAAATGTTAGACATGACCTGAATGTGGTCTGCCTTCATCTGGTCTGTGACTTCGACAGGGATAATCACTAGCTCTTGCCCACCAAAAAGTACAGCCAGATAGACCTTGGAGCATCCATAGACAGTTGCCTCGTGGATACATTGGGCTTTGTCTGCTGGAGGCATAAGACCATCTTCGTCAAACTTAGGTCTTGTTGCAGCGTTGTAATTCTTACACTCCACCAAAATAAAGTTATCTCCTTCCTTGCCCACAAAATCAATGTGAGTACGCAGCCAAGGATGTTCTGGGTGTGCGTAGGCAAGTTCTGACTTGGATAGCTCTATGCCAAGTTTTTTCTCTGCCAAGCTGCCAATGACAGGTTCTAGGACATGACCCATTTGGACGGCCTCTATACCGCTTAGATCGGGGATAGGCATCTTGCCTAGCTTGGTGAGGATAACCTCATTAGCTTTGCCTTGGGCTATGCGCCTAGCATCCCCTGACCACATTGCTGAGTTGCGTGTTGCATCTGAAAAATCACTCATGGCGGGGATCTCCTGCTAAGAGTTCTTTTGTTTCCTCAGAGGTTAGGGGAGGGATTGCTACAGGGTCTATAGCTTGGTAGTGGATACCATCCTTGCCACAATGCCCAGTAATGCGTCTGGATATGTCGCAGTAGGGTAGATCGCTTGGGGGGAGGGGTGTACCTGTTACAAGGGATATGGGGCGTTCAAAGCCACATCTTGCGTAGGTGTAGTTGGTTGGGAATGTGTGTTCGCTTGGGAGACAATGAACACAGTTGATACACAGATTGGGTGACATAGGTAACTTCCTTTTTAATAATGTGCGATATTGCACGATATGATTATACAGATATTTATGCGGGTTTGAATTGTTTTATAACTTTTTTTTGCACCTCCTTTTGTTTTGGTTTATCGTTATCGTATTTGAGAGCTGTCCTCCAAGCCTCCTGCTGGTATCGATTTAACTTCTCTCCTCTCTCCTCTCTTGCTTTCAGGGTATGCGCCCATCCTTTAGGGTCAATCATTCTTGTTTCCTTGATAAAATAGTTTTTATTCCTTGTTGTTTTCCTTCTTCAAAAACTAATTGAGCAAAATTTGCAAACCATTGCTCAAGCCATTTATTATGTTCTCCGTTATTCATAGGAGCATAATTCCTAGCCTCCCAATTAATATCTGGCATGGATGATTTTTTTAATATTTCAATTTCTTCTTTAGTCATCATAACCCCCCAGTAAAAAGATCATACCCAGCACAATAGTTGTAAAGCAAGAACCTACAAACAATAAAAAGAATAAGACCAGTAGGGTATCTATAAAGTCATACATAGCCATTTCTCTCCTTTAACTTAGATTCATAAACCTTTAATGTTTCTGTCAGCCAAGTTGATTTTCCATGCGGGAATAGAAATCCCATATCATCATCTGTCAAACCTACCCATTCAGGCTTAACATATTTTTCAGCACACGCAACGCAATACAACGCATAACCACCACCAATTCCACATTCAGCGCATTTCTCCTCAAAAGAGGGTTCATCTAGTCTATCTACGTTCATAGTTACTCACTTATCGTTAGACAATACAAGGGCTACGTTAGACGATGATGACTAGAGTAGGACTATAGGCATCAAGCTAACTCACCCACCTTGGGTGTAGGCATTGGGGTTTGACCCTTAATACCTGCTACTGCTTTATTTATCAGACCGGAATTACGTCCGCACGTGGTTGTCATCAAGCCTATTGTCTGTTTATCTGTTGGGGTAGCACCCTCCAGCATCCGTCCCCCTTGGGTCAAGATGATCCGCTTTCCTCCCTCGCTGCCACAGACATAGGCACTTATTATCGTAAGGGGTACGGCAGTCTAGACAATAAAAAAAGGCTACTTTAAAAACCCTCCTAATCGCGTCCCCAGTATGTCGGGGTAGGAGAGTTATCAAAATAGCCTTACTTTCTATTGCACGCGACTGCAATGGGAATTACTATATCACACTTTTATTGGGACAGTTGGGACATTTAGGATTTTTTTGACACACACCTAATTCTTCACATCTATTCATAAAAGTCCTTGCTTAAGATTCGCCATGCTGTGGCAGCACAGAGGGGCACTTGTCCATTTCCAATGGCTTTAAGTCTGTCCACCCTATTGGCCACCCCATTAGCCACTCTACCCACGCTGGGTTCAGTTGTCCACCAATCTGGTGATCCGTAGTTTCCGAGTGCTTGACTGCGGTCACTAATGATATTTGATGTTTTTTCGTTGCTAAATTTTCTGCACTCCTTGGCCCTCTTTTTCCATCCCAAGCATTGGGAGTCGGCCAATTTTCCATTCTTTTTTTCAATGCTTTCCTGCTGTTGCTCCCACCATCTAATCCTGTGGTGTTGGGTGTGTGAAACTTGTCCTGTCCATTTGGCACAAATCCAGATTCTGTCCCTCTTATGGTTTGCTCCAATGTCGTTTGCTCCCAACACTCCCCATCTCGCATCAAACCCCATTGTGGCCAAGTCTCCGAGAACTCGTCCAAGTCCCCTTCCAACAAGCATTGGTGAGTTTTCCACGAAGACGTAGAGGGGTCGAACTTCGTGAATGATCCGTGCCATTTCTCCCCACATTCCTGATCGTTCTCCGTCAATTCCTGCGCCTTTTCCTGCTGCACTAATGTCTTGGCATGGAAACCCGCCAGATACAACGTCAACAACTCCTCGCCAAGGTCTTCCGTCAGAGGTTTGTACGTCATCCCAGACTGGGAAAGGCGGGAGAAGTTTGTCATTTTGTCGGGCGCACAATACGCTACTTGCGTAGGTGTCCCATTCGACTGCACAGACTGTTCGCCATCCAAGGAGCTTTCCCCCAAGAATCCCTCCACCAACTCCCGAGAATAAAGCCAACTCATTCATTAACCCTCTCACTTTCTCGCTCAAATTCAAAGTCTTGGATAAGGTGCTCTGCTATTTCGTACCAGTTAACATCTGACAGAAAAGCCTTTGCGTAGTCCTCCATCAACGAACTAGCGTTTTTGCCTCCAAGATTGCAATCTAAAAAGACAATATCCTCTGCGTACTCTTGGACAATCTTACTAACCTCATAAGGGTCTGGAGTCTCCCAAGGCTTGCAATACTCGCCCACAATATCCTCCATTTGTTGACCATCAAATATTTCTAAGTTGACACGCCAAGTAGCGTAGTTCGTCCATCCATTGTGTTTGTTATCTGACATGTTTATCCCCTTTGTTTGTTTAACTGTTCGATCTTTTCTAATATGGCGTTTAACTTAACCTCTAATTTGGGGTTAAGATTGTCTGTGTAATCCTCTAATGCGAGTCTCAATAAATCCAGTTCAAGTGTTGATAGTCTCATGCTTTCTCCCCTTTTCTAATAGTTTTTATTTTTTTGCCATTGTTAGCAATACACCAGTTTCTACCATTTGAGTTCATGCAATGCACTACATCAAAACCTTTTGGCATTTCCCAGATTTCTATATCATCCAAAGAATCTCTAAATGTTTTAACTTTTTCCCTTGCATAGGCGATTGCAGCATCTTTATTATTAAATTGACTCATAATTTCCTCAGTAAATTAAAAGTTAGGATAAGGAGGGCTAAGGTTAGCCCTAGGATTGTGAATAAGTCTTGGTAAATCATTCGTCAAGCATGATGTTTTGAGCAACATCTTCCTCGTGGTGAACTTTAGCTATCTCAGACCAATAAACATCATCCAAGAAAGCACACGCATAATCTCTTGCCAACCCTTGGGGGCAGGAGTCGTAAATAATCCCTAAAGCCCACTCCTTCATCTGTTCGCCAATATATTGATAGTCAGGGTATGCGTCATCAGTCCCATCAAACTCTCCCATCTCTATATCGTCAAACATCTCGAGATTAACTCTCCAAGTTGCGTAGTTAGTCCATCCGTTATATTTATTGTCTGACATAGTTACTCTCCTTAAAATAGTATCAAAATAGATACCCCATAGGCTAGTACACTAGCCTATAGGCTATTTACTTTAAGAGGTCTTAGCTACCCTTGAAAATGCTTTGTAATATTCCATTGCAGCTTTATAACTATCACATCGAATCTTGTCAAATAATTCTGATCCTTTATAGCATTGAACTAAATACATTCCAGAGGGAAATAGTTTTTCGAATGTGACATATCCATTTTTATATTCTTTAATTCTCATGATTACTCTCCTTGAATGATTAAAAATTGTTAAGCAAGATTCCATAGTTTCTTTTGTAGGTCTTTACTAGCTAAGTGATACATTGACCAACAATCACGTTTTGACCAATAAGATGCCTCATCCTCATCGATAATGTATTTCTCAGAAACAATCTTAAGAATGTATCGTTTGTGTAATTCTTCGTCATCATGCACGAATTGGTGATCTAGCCATTTAGAGAAAAAGGTTAGATAGTCTTGCATAGTTACTCTCCTTTAAATGAATGAGGGGTTAGATTCTAATTTGATGGTATAGCCCAAAGACTTGATTAACTCTATAGAGTGAGGCGTTAATGTCTTTTGATTGACCAATGCACAAAACTTATAAGCATTGTTGCAAACTGGTCTAATGACCTCATTACCATATACTTTGTCTTTTTTAACGATGATCTCTAATTGCATGGATTACTCTCCTTTTAGTTACTAGCATTATTGCTAGATATGATTATAACGCTATAACTATCTAAATGGTTGACAATTATTTATATTTTTTTATTTATTTTTTATCTAGTATAATCTAGTATTTCTAGTTAGTAACTACTTACTAACATGCTAATTACTAGATTAGTAAATAACTATAAGTTAGTTGTTAATAATATAATCAGTCTATCATTGGGTTCAAAAGACTATATTACACCTCTCGTTTGTTAGTGAACACTAACTTAGTCTACTTGGGTATGTTAGCACTCACTAACATTATGCTGCTAGTAAGTACTCACTAACTTAAGTGTAAGTAAGTGCTTACTGACTTAGTTGTGTTAGTACATACTAACTTGTAATGTGTATGGCCATGTGTTGGGCGCTTAGCTCTAGGATGTGTGACCCCCACTTCCCTCCCACCCCCAAAAAAATAATTAGTATTTGGCTGTATGTGATAATATGTAGGTATTGGATTATTAGGGGATAGAGATGATTGAATTAGAAGTTAGTAGTAGAGTACCATTACCTAAGGTTAGGAGTGTATATAGTTATCCGTATAGTAAGTTAGAGATAGGGGATAGCTTTTGTGTACCTAAGGAGGATAGGGCGAAGGTGTTGAATGCTAACTACAGGGCTAGTAAGAGGTTGGGTTATACGTTTTCGGCTAGGACGCAAGGGGATGTAGTAAGGGTATGGAGGACTGCATGATCATTGATGACTTTGAAAAGTTGGATAGGTATGTGTTTGAGTCTTTGAGTGACCAGTTTGATGCTTGGCTTATTTGGAGGTTGCAAAACCTGAAAGAGAGCATGGCAGATATAACGGTTACTCCTGCTGACATAGAGATTGTTGAGGCGTGTGATACGCTTTTGGAACACTTCCAAGGATGAAATTTGATCTCAACAAGTTTTACCGTTTCTGTGCCAATCTAAAGATTGAGTCAAAAGAGGACGGTCTTATTCCTATGGCGAGGCCATTAGGTACACAGACATATGTGATGGATGAGATAGCGAAAGGGCTAGATGAGGACATTCACTTCTTTGTTATTCTCAAGGGTAGGCAGCTGGGCATTACGACTATTTCGTTGGCGCTTGACCTATATTGGCAGTTTACACACCCGGGATGGCAAGGCACGTTGGTGGCTGATACAGAGGAGAACCGAGACATGTTTAGGTCTACTCTGGGCATGTACATGGAGGGTTTACCAAGGGAGTTCAAGATACCTCTTGTTGCCCACAATAGGAATCAGATGGTTCTCAAAAACAGATCTAGGATTTTTTATCAGATCGCTGGAAATAAATCTAGGCTGGGGCAAGGCAAGGCGATCACTTACCTTCACGGTACAGAAACAGCATCTTGGGGTAACGAAGAAGGATTAGCTTCCCTGATAGCCTCTCTTGCTGAAAAGAACCCTGAGAGACTCTACATGTTTGAGAGTACAGCTCAGGGCTTTAACATGTTCCATGATATGTACAAGACGGCTAAGTTCTCCAAAACTCAGAGGGCAATCTTTTGTGGTTGGTGGCGTAATGAGTATTACAGCATCGATCCTGACTCTGGTATATACAAGAATTATTGGGACGGCAAACTAAGTGGTGAGGAAAAGGTTTGGGTCAAAGACATTAAGAAGTTGTATAACTTTGACATTAACTCTCGGCAGATGGCGTGGTGGAGATGGAAGATGGCAGAGGGTATCAAAGATGAATCCCTGATGTACCAAGAGTTCCCGCCCACAGAAGACTACGCTTTTGTGATGACCGGGACTTCTTTCTTTTCCAACACCCGCTGTACAGAGGCGGCTAAGATTGCCAAGAAAGAATTACCAGATTGTTACCGCTATGTCTTTGGTCAAAACTTCCAAGACACGCAGGTGCTGAAGTCTACCGAGAGACTTGGCACATTAAAAGTTTGGGAAGAACCTAACGACAACGGGTATTATGTTATTGGTGCAGATCCTGCTTACGGATCATCTGACTGGGCTGATCGCTTTGTCATACAGGTGTTCCGTTGCTATGCAGATGGGTTAGATCAGGTGGCAGAGTTTGCAACCTCTGATCTCAACACCTACCAGTTTGCGTGGGTGATAGCTCACTTGGCTGGTGCGTACAAGAATTCCACCATGAACTTAGAGGTGAACGGCCCGGGTCAAAACGTGTTGGCAGAGATAAGACGTATCCGTCAACAAGCAGCGCACACAGACGGGCGTATGGGTAAAGATCTGAGAGATGTGCTGGGTAGTATGCAAAACTACATCTGGAGAAAGATGGATAACTTTGGAGGCATCTCCAACAGTATCGGATTCATGACCACTCATCAAACAAAAGAACGGATGATGAACTACATGAAAGACTTCTTTGAGAGACAGATGATGAACATCTATAGCATGGAACTCTTAGAGGAGATGAAGACAGTTGTGAGGGAGGATGGATTTCTTGGCGCACCCGGACGTAGTAAGGATGACCGGGTGATTGCAAGTGCCCTAGCTGTTGTGGCGTGGGCAGAGCAAGTGCAGCCTAGACTCATTGTTGGACGCATTACCCGTGACAGACAAGCCAAACAAGATCAACAACCTGAGGGCGAGAAGTATGTGGGTAAAGTTGCTGCCAACTATTTACACAAGATAGGATTACTCGATTGAAGCTGACCAAACAAGAACTCAGAAGACAGATCCGCAAGTTCCTCTACAACCCAGACAGAGGCATATCTCACCGTATGTTTGCAGAACTGTGCGGGGTTAATATGGATCATATGCGGGATGTATTCCTATACCAGACCAAACCCATGACCGAGATGATGCAAATCAGGGTCAACAGAGGCTTTGATGCGGTCAAACGTGGGGCAGTCAGGACAATGAAAAGGCGGGATAACTCCCATTTTGTAGATTACAGACCCGAACCTAAACCAGAATTTGTCCCAAAATACGGGGTAAGGTTTGTAAATGGGCGGGTTGTTATGAATGTTGGGATGGTCAACCGACATGATTATTCTGAAAGTGACCTATTAGGGGATGAATGATGGCAGTATTACACGATTACAAATGTTTGGCACACGGATACTTTGAGGCTTGGGAGGCACGTTGCCCCAAAGGTTGTGATGGGGAGGCGGTACAAAAGGTATTCCTCCAACCAGTTGGACTCAAGTCTGACAGCACAAAACACAATGACAAGACCTTGCAAAGCCTTGCAACCGAGTACCACATGTCAGATATTAAGTCTGTAAGAGAGGGTGAGGCGCAACCAGCAAGGTTTGGTCAGCAACAACAACAAAATCCTCTGGCAACCAGATGGGGCGCACCTACTGAGATAGGAAGTTACAATACAGCACCTATTAGGGACGAATCTGTGAATGGTTTACAATTAGGCAAAGCTACTGGTAAAATTGATCAACTGCGCCCATCTGTGGTAAGACATGACCATGAAAACTTAAAGATTAAAGAATAATGCGTATACCTAACAACAATGATGCTAGGGAAGACTTTTACATCGATTTGATGAATAAGTGTCTCGTCTCTGTTGATCAACGCAAAATTCAATACGATAAGTTAAAGTGTTTCTTTATGTTTGGTGCATCACCTGATGATCCACCTGCACTCTACAACAAGATTGCGCCCCACATTGACCAACTCAATTCTTTCTTGTATTCCTCAGAGACTACAAGATTCAGTATCAATATTGGCGCATCTGTAAACAAACAAGAACACACAAAGATTCCTGTGCTGACTAGGGCACTCAATGATGAGTGGCTCAATAGCAACACAGACCAAGTGTTCTCTACAGCCATCAACTGGTCACTTGTTTACAACTCAACATTTGTAAAAACTGTTGTTGGCAAGAATGGTAGTATTAACCCTTATGTGATTGAACCCTCTACCATTGGTGTACTCAGAGAAGACAGACCTTACTCTGACAGACAAGAGGCTATAGCTCACAAATACTACATGACCAAGAGTGAGTTGTACACAAGACTGTACAACCATCCCAACAGAGAAAACATTTTAAAGAGAGTCTTCCAAGCTCCTCCTGTTGTGGCAGAGATGCCCAACTCGATGAACCGCTTGGCGTTCTCACAAACAGAACCCACCATCACAGGTAACGTAGCACTCTCGCTAGAGAGCATGTCAAGGTATCAAGCCTTGGTTGCCGAGCAAGTTATTGAGATGGTCGAGCTGTGGGTGTGGAACGATGACACAGGAGATTACCAAGTGGTAACGCTTGCTGACCCAGACGTTGTGATCTACGACAGGTCTGGTGAGAGCATGTTCCTGAAAGGCGAATGCCCATTTGTACAGATTTGCCCCAACCCACTTTATGATTATTTCTGGGGACAATCAGAAGTAGAAAAACTCATTTACCTACAACAACTTAGGACAAAGCGTGTAGGTGAAATATCTATGTTGCTTGCCAAGCAGGTCAACCCTCCCAAATCATTCAGCGGTTTTATGGGGATCACAGATGAAAAAGCCTTTGCTCTTAACAGCCCAAGTAGTTTTGTCATGTCAGATACGCCCGGTGCAAAGGTTGACGAACTTGCCCCCAAAATCCCGGAAGATTTATTTAAAGAAATTGCCGAGATCGATGCCATGTTTGCAGAGGCAAGCGGTATAAGTTCTGTGCTGCAAGGTCGTGGCGAAACAGGTGTACGGTCTGCTGGTCATGCCTCACAACTTGCCAGACTTGGATCTAGCCGGGCTAAGAAACGTGCCTTGATTATTGAGGATAGCCTTGAGAAACTGGCAACTTTGTATCTGAAGATCATGCAAGCGTATGACGATACCAAGTTTGTGGACGAAAACGGAATGTCTTTTATCCCTGAACAATTCACATCTGACTATGTGGTCAAGGTGGATGCTCACAGTAATTCCCCCATTTTCATGGAAGACAGTAGGGATTTGGCGTTCAAGTTATTTGAGGCGCAGGTCATTGATAAGAAACGACTTATTGACTTGGTTGATCCACCTATGAAACAATTGCTGAAAGACGATTTGGAGAAAGCTGAGAAGATAAAAGCAGCTCAACCACCGCAGCAAGAACAAAAGAAGGGTCAAAATGTCCAAAACAAATGATGGCAGTTTCACCAGAGGGGTTAGCAACCCCAACAACAGTCCTCGCATGAGTGGCGAAAAAGATGTTGCAAGAAATCAAGGAATGTCGTATAAACGGAACAGTTTGAGTGGACAATCGAAAAGAGATAGTCGCTCTGAGAAAAGATCGTAGAATTTGGGTAAACCAAATAGGGTATGGCTGCTTTCCCTTATAAATAAGTGGCCGCTCTTTTAGGAGTCATTAACATGGCACGTAAAGCACGCAAAGGAATGAGAAAATCTAAGCGTAAGTAATTACGTTTGGTTTTCAAAACCCAGCATTGGCAATTGGCTGTAAACCTAATTGCCACATTTTTAAAAGGATCAATGATGGCAACAGACATGATGGAATTAATGAAACAGGATCAACCTTCGAGTCCTGACGTTCCACCTCCAGCAATGGCAGGTGCAAACGGTGATTCTTCTGTTCCTCCTATGGCATCTCCCATGTCTACCCCAGAACCAAAGATGGGTAGCAAAGCAGCAGCCAACATCAATATCCAAATGGCTATGGATTTGCTTGAGCAATCATTACCTGCACTTGGTAGTGAGTCCGAGGAAGGACAACAAATCATGAAGTCTTTAACATCTTTGCACAAAGTGTTTGGTAAACGTGAAGCAAAGAATCGTGAACTAATGCCTGCTGAAATCATGCAAATGATTCAGACTCTCCCGCAAGGCGGTGGCATGCCGCCAGAAGCAAAAGCGGCAACCCAAGCACCCATGCAAGGTATGCCTTCTCCACAACCACAAGGAATGTAAATCATGGACTTATTAAAACCCCGTGGATCTTTGCCAATCCGCAAACCCACAGACAACAACATGCAACACGGTCAAGTGTTTAACCCACCACGTTACTCAGAGTTTGGCGGTGGTAAAGACGGTACTGCTATTGCATCCCAAATGTACAGAAACAAGATGACACTCGAAAAGCCGGGTGGCACTAAGAAGGTGGTGTGATATGGCTGGTACATTCTCACCAAAAATGCCAAGCAGAAACTTGGATAAACCAAAGCGTGTCACCAAGCGTGGTGGCGGCAAGCGTTATTAATACAAAAAGGGGATAGTATGTCTTTAGAAAACGCATCTTATGAAGAACGTGACGCTCTAGCTTTGTTGGCAAAAGATTTGTCTAACAATCCTGAAACACGTTCACAATTCATGCAACTGACAAGAAAAGTTCGTCCAGAAGTGGCAATGCCTGAACTCGAAATTCAAGAACGTGTGAATACACAACTTGACAAATATCAGCAAAAAATTTCTAGCCTTGAAGCAAAACTTCAGGAGAGAGATGCTGTAAATAATTTAGAGCAAAGACGTAAATCACTTCTTGACAAAGGTCTTGTTGAGAGCAGAGATCAGATTCAAGACGTAGAAAAATTAATGTTGGAAAAGGGCATCACTAATCATGAGGCCGCAGCCGAGTATCATAATTTTATGAAACAAGCTGCCGTTCCAACACCAACTGGTTACAATCCAAACCCAATGAAGCAGTTTGATTTAAGCGCATTTCGCAAGAATCCTATTCAAGCGGCTAGGGATGTAGCAGCGCAAGCAATGTCGGAATTCAAAAAACCTACACGTCCAATCGGACTGTAATTTTAGTAAGTAAATAGGGGATATTTTTTAGGAGATTGTTATGCCTATTGGTGGCGGTATTTTACCTTCTACTGGCTCGTCCCAGTATACGGAACTCTCTTACGTTACCCGTAGGGCGTTCATTCCCAAGT